TTTAAGTCACAGTGGGAAACCACTATGGCTTCAACGCCTGTTGTCGAAAGTACAACGGAAAGAAAAGAAGAAAGAATGGGGTCACCTGGGTCGAGTGCTACCTGGGCTGGCCCGTCATTGGACCTGTTTGCGCAGAAGTACCCTGAAGCGCAATCGATGGTCGTGTACAGACAGAATCAAAGTACGCAGGAACAAGCAAATGCGTATTTGGAGGGAGTTGTGCAGCAACTTGAGAAAGAGGCAAACATGCAGCGCAGAGATGTTGCTCGCATGAGTGATCGCTTGGAAGTTAATATTGGTGGAGTTCAGCTTGACAGTGATTCGCGCACGCCCGAAACGGCATTGCGCGCAGAACTGATCAAGAAAGCCCCGATCGAGAAAGTTATCCAGGCGGTTGTTTTGCTGCTCTCTTTGTTGCCAAATGCAATGGCAATCAAAATGTTGAGAGTTGCTGGAGTGGTGTGTGGCGATGTGTCGAAGTCTTTGCTTCTTTCACTTGCCAACGTTTCGCTCCCGCGACTGCGTCCCAACCTTGTGAGAAATCTTTTGTTCATCTTGATGTTGATGCAGAAAACGCATGCAGTTGAAATTTCGAACACAGACTCGACTGCTATCGTCCCGCGGCAAAATGATACCTTGACCGTGGGTGTTGTGTTGGGAAACGAGCGCAACATTTCTGACAGAGTGATGTCACATCTCCTTGAGTGCTACGAGCATAAGGCAGGTGAAGCTGATTGTCAATACATTTGGCTTTTTGCCTCCCAAATTTTTGAGGCGCCGCCCGTTAAAGCGGCCACAACAGTGGCTGACTACGTTGTTGCTGGCGCTATGCGCGTTGGGGAGTTGGTGACGCTTTTGTGGCTGCGTGTGGACTGGCCATCGGTGGTGGGACTGGCGTTAATTTGCTTGGTTTCACTGTTGGTTTGGATGGTCGCGCGCTTCATCCGTTCTTGGATCCGTGAAGGAGTCCGTTTGTATCGGTTGAGAAAGTCGGAAGTGCGGAAGCCGGTTGTCAAACCGCTTACGCAAATTGTTTGGAGTCAGACAACGCCGCAAGGCATTGAGTTTGACACTTCCGCTGGCCGCGTTTCAATGTCACTCGCCGATTGGGATCGGATCAGAAAATATGACGTCGATTTGTCGCAAAAACCTTCTCTGGAGAGTTCAGTTCCAGGATCCTCCATGCAGAAGGCAGCAACCTGGCCGAAAGGCGGAATGCAAATGCTCATTGATGACGGAGGGGAGTTTCTGAGAGAAAATGGTGGGTGCGTGCGGGCGTTGCTTGATCGCAATCCTTGCATTGTTGCTACCTACCACCAGTTTTCAGCTTACCAGGATGGCGCGAAGATTTATCTGCGTGGTCCTCCTAGTGCAACCACAGGCCGTACTGTTACAGTTCAGTACCGCTCAGATCGTTTGATTTCGGTTGGAACGCTGGAACTGGGTGTGCTTTTTGTTGGAGATATTGTCTGGCCAACGAGTGTTGTTGCGATTGAGCCGCGTTATATTGATGTCTCGCAGATGCGTGACATGACCGGAATTTTCTTCGGTCTCGGCTCGGATGGGGATATGCTTACCTCTGCGGGAGCTATCAAGAAGCCTCAAAACAACATTTCGCATCATTCCGCTTCCACAGCCCATGGCTGGTGCGGTTGGCCAGTGTACGTTGGTTCTTCATGGTCCTTCGTGCATTATCAAGGGAATCCAAATTGTGCAATCTATGTTGGCTCGTTATTGCGCGCGATTGGAAGAATTGTCACGAAGATGAAAGAGAAGGGAACATTAGAGACCTGGGCTTCACTGGCTGGGTTTCTTGATGATCTCCGACACTATGATCTTAACAAGTATTCAAAATCTTACATCCGCGTTGGGCCGAATGAAAATGCAGTTGTCTACACGGACATGGAGAGTGGAAAAGTGTGGGAATTCGAGGAGGAAGATGAACGTGCCATTCAATGGGAGGTTCAACATGGCTTCTTCCGCGATGAAACATATGAAGACACTCGAGATCGTGTCTCAAAAGATGACTACTATGACTTCAGAGAACAAGATGAAGAAATTCGAAAAGCACATGAAGATGAAGACAAGTTGCGTGAGCTGGACAAACAAGACGAAGAAGACAAGCGTAAAGCAAAGGCGGAGGAAAAGAAAAAGTTCAAAAACTTGTCCGCGAAGGACGAGTATGCTGAAGCCCTCCGAATGTGGCGTGAGACCGGTGATGCAGGTGCGCTCTTGGCAATTGGCTATGAGCCCCCTGCGTATAGCTGGGCTGACGTGCCTGTCGATGAGTCGAATGAACCCCCGCGACATGAATTCATCTGTGTCTGTGGCAAGAAGGTCAGAGAGCATGATTGTAAGACGCCCTGCAATTTGGTGGGGAGGTCTCCAAAGATGGTCTCGGATTTGATCAAGCGAGCCAGACAGACACCTGCACCGAAGAAAGCTGATTTTGATGACACGACTGGTACTGATGGAATCGCCGAGTCCAAGGCGGTGAAAGAGAGTTCAGTTGCTGTCTCAGCGTCCGAAGTGAAAGCGCCCAGTCAGGATTTTCCGGCGGCGGCACCACAAGCGCCGACCGTGTCCGCCGAAAAGAAGGCGCAGCTGACAGAAGAGCGAGTCGATCAACGCAAGCTAGAGGAGAAGCAACAGGTGGAAACCAAAGCTGCAGACCCGAAGAGCGAGCGCGAAGCCAAGATCGAAAAGTGTCTCGAAATGTGCTTGGCCAAAATTCAACAGCAAGAAGAGCATCGCCTCAAACAGGAGGAGGAAGCTCTGAAGGCAAGAGAGTTGAAAGCCGAGCGCAAGAAACAAAACGAGGCAAAGAATGCTGCGAGAGTTGCCGCCGATCAGGCAGCAGCTGCGCAGCGCAAAGCCGAGAAGAAAGCAAAAGCCGATGCAGTCTTAGCTGCCCAACAAGCCGCAAAGAAAGCAAAGGAAGAGAAGAAACTCGAGCAGAAGCGCTCATTGGAACGGCCGTCGCAGAAACCAGTGCAGGTGGAAGTGAAGGCCGAGAACGTGTTGGAGAGCGAAGCACAGGCGCCAGGGAAGATCTTGGGTTGGCACCCGAGTTGGGATCTGGCGCCGTGGAGCCCGTGGATGGAGCGAGAAGACAGGAACGGGAAGAAATTTCAAGTTCGTTATCTCGCCCTACCGAAGGGCGACAGGCTGATGCAGGACTCACGTTTCCCGACGACGGCCAAGCAATTGCCGCCGCGTTCCAAGTTGGAGCCCAAATTGGGCCCTTCATTGTCAGAGCTGGGGGTCATGCCATCTCCCGCGGCGGCACCGATTGGTGTCGCCAGCGAGAGGCCCCAGAATCCTGGTATGCCAATGCCTCAACAGCCTATGGCATCCCAGACCTCTCTGTGAGGGGAGAAAAACTGTCCTTCCTTGGCCAAGTGCCCAAGAAATTCAATCGCATTACGCCGCCTCAAGATCTATCAAGGCGGCAAGCAATACGTAAATGTGAACAACTGTATACTGAAGCGCGTTACTTTTTCCCTTTTGAAAAATGTCCCACTGAAGTTCGTTGTGTTGAGTTGTTTGATGAAGTGCTTGATGAGTGTGATGGTTCATCGTCTGCGGGTCAATGGTACTCGTCGCGTGGAATGCACACAATTCGGGAAATTCGTGAAAAACCTGAATGGAAAAACGTTGCTCGGCAACGTTACTTGGAGCTTTGGCGTTTGGTTCGTGAAGGCAAACAATTGCCCAAACCAGTCATTCGCCTTTTTGGCAAGGGGGAGCCACACAAATTGAAGAAGATCAGGGAGAACCGCACGCGGTTGATATGGGCGCTGGATCTCGAATTCCAGCTCCTGCATCGTACCGCTTTTGGAGCTGCCTTGGCCATGGAGCAGGAGAAACACGAATTCGTCCCAACAAAGGACGGACTCTCTTTGATCCGTGGTGGAGCCAATCGTTTTGTTTCGGACATTGATGATGGTACAGACAAGATAGGAGACCGAGATTTGGAGTCCTGGGATTTATCCGCGCCTGCCTGGTTGATGAGAGACGAGAATGAAGTGCGAAAGCGCCTCTGTCTCAACCCGTCCCAGTTCTCGCACGAGCTCATGGATCGGTGTCTGGAGAGTCTCTTGCAAGTGGAGGTGGTTTTTTCGGACGGAACCCGTCTTGAACAAGTTGAGCCTGGGATTGTTAAATCTGGCTCCTTTATCACCTTGAGTGGCAATTCGCGCATGCAAGTGCTCTTGAAAATTCTATATTGCGATGAAAAGTGTGGGGGTTTTGTGGAACGCTGGCATAGAGTTGCGGCGGTCGGAGACGACTCGCTGGAGCGAATGCATGGCGTTGTGCCCACTGACTTCCAACAATGGTTGACAAATCATGGGTTCAAATGCAAGGACTTTAATGTGGGCAGGATGTCAGAAATGACGTTCTGTTCGCATAAGTTTGTGAAGCATGGACCGGTGTGGGTGCCGATTCCGACGAATTGGCTGAAACACCAGTTTGCGCTCTCTTGCAAGCCGAAAGGCAACTTGAAGTATTTCCGTGAACAATTGTCTTCCCTCATGCTTGAATACGCTTTTGATGATGACGTTTTTGGACAATTATCTTCGACTTTAGCTAAGGTGGACCCCTCGTACTCTTTTTCACAGGAGTGGGCGAAGGAGTTTGTCCTCGGCTTTGAATCAAAGCCGAAGGGCTCTGGCAAGCCAAAAGTCCCTAGCGTCCTCCCACGGCCGTTGTTTGCTGGTTGGTTTTGTTTTTGG